CGGCAAGGGAGGCCAAGCGAGCATGATGGTAGTCTACGCGACAACGCCAGATGACGACGATGGCGTGACATTGGCGCGCAACTGGATCAAGGCGCAGTGCCTGACTGGCGATGATGTGCGGATGGTCAAGCGGGAAGGCTGCGTCATGGTCCTGGACAAGGGAGACGCGCACAAACGGCTAAAGGTGACAGATGGCAACGGCTGAGACCAACATTATGAACGCCTGCATGGTGGCGCTATCGGTGGCTGGGTGCCTTGTCTGGCGCAACAACGCAGGAGTGCTTAAGGACGCAAGCGGCAGACCGATCCGCTACGGCCTGTGCGTAGGCAGTGCCGACCTTATCGGCATAGCGCCAGACGGCAAGTTTCTTGCCGTTGAGGTAAAGACCGCCACGGGCCGCACGTCAGAAGCGCAGGACCGCTTTATAGCGGCGGTTCTGCGTCTTGGGGGACGTGCTGGCGTTGCGCGGTCGCCGGATGATGCTGTGCGGATTGCCACCGGTTGACCAGATCGCGCACCATATCCGAGATGTGAACCCACCCGCCATTCTTCGCGGTCTGCTTCATGGCGGCGTGTTCTTCCTGGGTCAGTCGAATTTGAATTTGGGTGTTGCGGGTCATGTTGACGCCCCTTGTCATTACGTGTAATGTCGTGACATTACATTGACAGCGCAAACCGCGCAAGAGGGGAGAGATATGACCGTCACCTATCACCGCGACCTGATGCAGGGAACCGACGAATGGCTTGCTGCCAGATGCGGCCTGATCACGGCGAGCGAGATGAAGCTTTTGCTTACACCGACGCTAAAGACGGCGCGCAATGAGAAGACCCGCGCGCACCTCTATGAACTGACGGCGCAGCGTATCACGCGCTACACAGAACCGACATTCATCGGCGACGATATGCTGCGTGGCATGGCTGACGAGGTGCTTGCCCGCGACCTGTATTCGCAGCACTACCGCGAGGTCGAGGAATGCGGCTTCATCACCAATGACCGCTGGGGCTTCACGCTGGGCTATTCCCCTGACGGTCTTGTCGGGCTTGATGGATTGATCGAGGTCAAGAGCAGGAAGCAGAAGTATCAGGTCGAGACCATCCTGAGCGGCGAGGTTCCTGTTGACTACATCTTGCAATGCCAGACCGGCATTATGACGGCAGAGCGGCAATGGCTGGACTTTATCAGCTACAGCGGCGGGCTTCCCATGGTCACGATCCGTGTGCATCCTGACGATGTGCTGCAAAACGCCATCCTTGAAGCGGCATCGGACTTTGAGGCGCGGATCGCCGATGCGCTGGCGGATTACAAAGCGCAGTTGGACAAGCTGCGGACCATCCCGACAGATCGGACAATTGAACAGGAGATGTTCACATGAGCGATATGAGCGCAGTCATCCAGCCGAAGTCAGACCAGATCAACGCCGACGATATGATCAGCGGCCCAATGACGGTCACGATTACCGGCGTCAAAATCCAGCCCGGACAGGATCAACCTGTATCGGTGTCCATCGCCGGGACAAGCAAGGTCTGGCGCCCGTGCAAGACCACGGCGCGTATTCTTGTCGCGGTTTGGGGCGCCGATGCAAACCAGTATATCGGGCGCAGTTTGACGCTATACCGTGACCCGAAAGTGAAATGGGGCGGGCTTGAGGTCGGCGGCATTCGCATTAGCCACATGAGCCACATGGATCGGGAAATGACGCTGATGATGACCGTCAGCAAGGCCAATCGCCAGCCCGCCAAGATCAAGCTACTGCAAGCAACTGAGGCACCCCAGGAACCAGCCGACGCACTGCAACAGGCCGAGACAGCTGCGCGCAACGGCACGGCATCATTCCGCGCGTGGTGGTCTAGCGATGCTGGAAAGGCGTGCAGGGCAACGGCGACGGCGAACCTTGACCGGCTTAAGGCAATGGCGGCGGAAGCTGACCCACCGCCAGATGATGACGCGCCGCCTATGTAAAGCGAAGGCCCGGATCACTCCGGGCCTTTTTCATTTCTTCCCTCTCAATATCCGCTTTGCCTCTTGCCGCGTGACGCCCATCTTGCGGGCGGCTTCTGAGACGCTGGCATACTTGCCCAGCGGCACCGGCTGAGAGCCGTAGGTGGGTTTGGGGGTGGCGGTCATGCCACCCCTCCGAACAGGTCGCCCATCACGTCAGACTTAGCGTCTTCCTTAGCCTTGGCAATGTTCTTTACCGCCTGTCGGAAATAGGATTTTTTCAGTTCAACACCGATGCCACGGCGGCCAAGGTAGACCGGGCTGTATACCTCGGACCCAACCCCCATGAATGGCGTGAGGACGGTTTCGCCGGGGTTTGTGTAGAGTTCAACGCAGCGGTGGATAATATCAAGCATGAGCGGGTGAACGTGCTTGACGTCATCAGGCTCACGCGCCTCGCCATCATCCACCACGGCCCGCGCTTTCAGCCCGTCGCCGCAAAGTTGGCTGTTGCTGGCGCGAATGTCCATCCAAGCCGACGAGGCATAACGCCGCCAGACGTTGTGCGAAAACCTGTTCTGCTTCTGATCACCGACAAAACCACGATACTGCATCGCCTCTTGCGGAATAGGATCGGACCCAAAGTATCGAAGGAACCCTGTAGGATGCTCGACCGGAACAGCGTTTTCGCCGCGCTTGCGGAAAAACAGAATGTAGTCCGCATTGGCGATGCTGGATTTCGTGCTGTCGTCGCAGATCGTCTTGTGCGCCAGACCCTTGACCATGGTGCGAAGTCGAACTGCCAGAGGCTCATTCCATTTCAGCCGCCGCCCGATGAAGTCAAACCCGGCATCCTGGTGTATCTTGATGATGTTGCCGGGGAGGTCGTGACACGTCCCTACCATGTCTTCGCCAATGTCCATGCAATGAACCGCATTGATCCGGCCCGGCTTTGTGAGGCGATGCAGATGCTGAACCAGAAAACGATACTGTTCGTAGAACTGCGCATAGCTGGTGCAGTTTGACATATCGCGTTCGTCGCCGGAATACTGAAACAACCCGGCAAACGGCGGAGAATAGACAATCATGTCAGCAATGTTCGAGGTGAGGTCTGACACGACCTCGACGCAGTCTCCGTTGTAGATGGCATAGTCGTTGGTGATGACTTGATCGGATACGGGCATTTTCAGATCCAAGAAGGGAGGCGCACAGCCTCGGTTTCGGTGAAGATTTTGCGGTTTTTCTGCGCCGCGATCATGTGTTCCATCATCGCTTGGAACATCACATCTGCGGCCTCTGCCTTGCGCTTGCGGGACTTCGCAACATTAGAAAGGCTGGTTGTGCCGATCTGGTGAACAGTGACCGGGCGCTTTTGCCCGAAGCGCCAGAAGCGGCGAATGCCTTGGTAGTATTGCTCATAGCTGTAGTCGTCAAAGTAGGTGCAAGCTGCGCTGTGCTGCCAGTTGACGCCAAGAGCTGCGATCTTGGGCTTGGTGACAAGATACTTGATTTCACCGCGCTTGAATGCGAGGAACTTCTCTTCCTTCACCTCGTCTTTGTCCGCGCCGGACAGGTTGACTGCGCCAGGCATGTTTGCGGCGATGTAGTCTGCCTCGGCGTTGAAATGGCACCATGCAACACCGCTGTCGTGACCTGAAAGGAGTTCGATTGCCAAATCGCAGCGAGGAACAATTGTGGCTTTGCGCTCTTCGCGCTCTTGCGGAAGGCCACGAACCGGCATGGCAAAAAGTTGCCCGTCAAGCGGTGCGCTTTTGATCTCGTGGTGCAACTCGATCAACTCAGGCAGAACCCATCCATCATCGGCAAAGCCCATGTCTGACGGCTTGCGAATAGCCCGCGCCCAAGACGCTACCCACCGCCAGAAGTGCGGCTCTGCATGACCCTTGAACCGCCAAGCCTGCCCGATGTGGGCCGGGTGCAGCGTGTCGTCATTGGATTTGAAGAACGTTTGCAGCATGTCCATGTATGCCATATCGCCAAGAGCCTCGGACGTGTTGCCAAGTTCGGTGTAGTCATTTGGCGACGGGGTGGCGGTATACATCGCCCGATACTTCACTTTGCGCATGAAGTTGGTGATGTGATCTTTGATCTTGCCGTCAAAGTTTTTCAGGATGCTGCTTTCGTCGCAGACGACGCCGCCGAAGTCTGTAGGGTCGAAGTGGTGCATCCGCTCATAGTTGGTGCAGATGATGCCCTTGCCGTGCGGCCATTTTCCATCTGGGCTGCGGTATGCTTCAATGCCAAACTTCTCAGCCTCTTCCACAGTCTGCGACGACACCGACAGGGGCGCGAAGATCAGGACCGGAAGGTTCGTCTTGCGGTGGACATTCTCGGCCCAGACAAGCTGCATCAGGGTTTTCCCAAGCCCGCAATCGGCAAAGGTTGCGGCGCGGCCTTGCTGGCATGACCATTCAATCAATGCCGATTGGAAATCATGCGCCATCGGGTTGTGATAGACCGGCTTGAAACCGAACTCACCGTTCAAGTGGGTTTTTGCCTCGATAAACGCGCGATACTCTGCCAGTCCCATCACCGCGCCCCCAGCCTGATCAACTCTTCCGCCACCAGACGCGCCGGGCCGGTGAAGCGTTTGCGCGGGGCTATGCGCACCAGCGTAAAGCGCGGGTATGTCTCGGCGCGATCATCGGGCATGCCGATGGCGGCATCATCCGGCAGGCGCGGCAAGGTGACGGGCTTGTCACCGGACGGGGTGCGGATGATCTGGGTTTTGGTTTGCATTGTCGACCTCATTTCAGATGACCAGACAGGACCGGCATCAACACGAAAAGCGCGAGCGGGTCATCGC